GTTTAATTTTTTCCCTCATATCTATGAGTGGTAAAACTTCCATTTTAAGAATTTTTGTTTTAATTTATTGTTATCTTCTATTATATGGACTACTGGTCCCGTTAGTTGTTGATAATAATGGTTTAAGATAAATTTTCTTAAGAAAACAATTGGATTTTTCTGGACTTGGATGACTTTTCTTCCTTGCTGATTCTATGTTATAGTCTAATCTAGCCGCTGTGTTAGAAGCCAAGGAAAAAGCAGTTCTGCGTGAAGAGAATTTATTCTCTCGCCAGTAGGGTTCTGTGAAAAGTTGAAAATTTCAAAACCCTCGTGTTTCTGGTTACGTTGAGTGGCTAAATTTTATGTCGTATACAGTAATTTAAGAAATTTCGCCCTTTTGTAAGTAGTTCCTGAACAATTTATTGGTAACAGACTACTTTTAATGGCATGGTGAACTCTTATCTCGTATACAAATTAGGATTTGGTCTTTGGGTAAAGCCTTAACGGCAGAGCACGGCAAATGCCTTGAATGTCTCAATCTCAAAATTTTTCTTATTTTTTCTTTTATTATAAAACTCAAGTCTTAACGCAGGTTTCCCACAAGTTGTTTAAAAGGGTTAAACAACCTGTTTTGCAAGTGGGAAGCTCTAAAATTCGTCTTTTTGATTGTCAAAATCGTAAGTTAGCTTATAACTTGGTCAAAGAATTTGTAGCAGAAGGTTTAGACACTGTCACTGATGTTTTGGCAGGGTTTAGAATACTAATGCGAGTCTTGCCCTTGGTAGGGCGAGTCGCGCATGGTATGAATAATATACGTAAGTTTATATTCCCTTTAATACAGCTTGTTCGATCAGCTTATAATCTTTCTAGCGATTTTTCAGTCTCTAATATTATTTCTATTGTTTTAGATTTTTTGTCTTTGTATGAATGTTTTAATTTGACTTTTGAAGCCGAGAGTTTGGATGCTCTCGTTTTAGCAGGTGTTTCATATTTGTTGCCTGCGGAGTTTTTTTCTTTTTTGAAACGTTTGACTCTCGTTTCCAATGTGAAAATTGGAGATGACGTCAATCTTTTTTATCAATTAATTTCTCATTTATTTGATTTTATTTTCTCTATTTTAGATAAGGTGAATGCGCCGAGTTGTTTTAAAACCGGCTTGGTGTCTTTGCTTAATTTTTTAAAAATTTCTAGTTCTCATTTAATTTTATATGAAATTAACGCTTTGTGTGATGCATGGAGCGCAAATCGAAAGGTAATTTTAGAGTATACTTATAAGGAGAAGATAAAAGCTCTCCAAGCTAAGTATGTTAAGGATATGTCCATCCCTGATTGGGGCAAGAAGTCCCAAGCGATCGCTAACATTATTAGTAAGTGGGATAGGTTAGTCAAAGTTGTTATTAATTCAGATAAAGTGAATAGAGTAGAGCCAAATTGCTTTATTCTAGAAGGGCCTCCTGGTTGCAGGAAGTCAGTTCTTTCAAATTTGCTTTGTCAAGCTCTTGGTGAGAGAGTGTACGCTCATATAGTTAAAGCCGTCACGGACGGTAAAGACTGGTACGATAATTACAATGATGAACCTATTTTTTTTATGGATGATGTTGGCGCTCAAGGATTGTCCCAGTGGAGAACTATAATAAATATGGTCTCCTGCGTCAAAATGCCTTTAGATTGTGCTCAAGCTGAGCTTAAAGATACTAAATATTTTTCTAGTACTAATATAATTTTAACCACGAATAAATTCATGACATTGTGTGATGTTACTAAACAGGATTGCATAAGCGATATAACTGCCTTGTATAGGAGGGGGTACGTCTTTGATTTGACAAAAGTCAAAGCCGGATCCACTTTTTTACAGGGCGTTATAGCGTTTAAGCACTATGATGTTTTGCGAAAAGAGTGGTTGGTAGGTTTTCCTAAGCACTTTGAAACGAGCGCTTTCGAGAAAATACCACCCACTCTAGTTGTGAAGGATGAAACACCGAGAGGCAACATTGTTGCCTGGATGGTTGCTATAATTAAAGCCTTTGGTCGTATAAAAGCAGGTTTCGCTGAGGAAGGCGAACTTTCTAGTAGTGAGTTGGAGTTGGTTTCAGATCTTGTTGATGAATATTCAGCGAGTTATGCCGACGCCACAGAACAGTTCCTCTTTAATAAGCCACCTCAAGATGACGTAAAAGTCAGTTATGACGTGGTTTCTGATAAAGTGGATATACGACTTTCAAGTGATAAGAGTAGTGATCAAACAGGTTTCAATGCTGAAAGTGTACTGGACTTTGAAATTCCTTCAATGTTCAAGTGCATTATCGGTGCTGTTTGGTTTGTTAGCACAGTTAATGTTTTTATTTGTGATAGTTTCGAATATTTTATTACAATTTTATCAAATTTTTCTAGTTCTTTTAGTGATTTTGTATTAGATAATTCTTTATTTTTAATGCTAGGATGTTTTGTTCTAGCTGGTTTTGTTTGTTTATATTTTTTAAAAGTTCCTACTCCCGAGGAACGAATTGTTAATACTTTTAATGATTTTTTAAATGCTGTAGATTTGCTGGTGTTCCAAGAGAGCAACTAGCTCAAGTTTGTAATTTTTGTATGACTGAAACGCCCTCTTCGTTAAATTTAAAAAATTTAGCATTTGCTTGTGAAAGTTTTCAGTCTCCTTTTAAATATAATACCTCAGTTTCTAGTGTTTTTTCTTCTTTTTTTGATATCACAGTTTTTTCTGCTTTAGGTACTACTACAGTTAAATGTTTTGCTTCTGGACGCAGCATTTTGGTTCCTTTTCATTGTTTGACAACTAATAGTTCTCTTCAAGAGAATTATAGAGTTGTTGTTTATTCCGATATTTCGCAAAATAAAAGAATAATAGATCATGAGTGTGTGAAGTTGGCATACCATGATGAAAAGGATGATGTTGCAATATTACAACTACCCCGAACTTTTCCCTCTCCGTTTAAAGATCGCTCTAAGTGGTTTAAGAAGGAATTGGATTCGAGTGCACCGTCATTTCTAATTAATAATACAGGAGTTGCTTCGCTGGTTGGTTTAAACGCCAGGCCTGCGCAGCCGAATACTTATAGGACTTATGCATGGTCTAATACTTTTGGTGTCACAGATTTATTCTATGACACTAGAGGTAAAGGACTTTGTGGGTCGCTTGTATTCCAACAAGATTGTGGTTTTGTTGGGATGCATGTGGCCGGTAATGCTGGTACTGGAGTTGGGGTTGGTAAAATTTGGAATGTAAGTACGCGCGAAAGTATTGCCCAGATTATATCGTCTCCAGCTACTCAAATACCCTTTGCTATAGCCCAATATAAGGATTCAAATTCAAGTGTTATGAAGTTAGGAATAGATGAGGAGTTAGGAATGACCGAAGAAGAGTTTCGGAAAATTCAAGCTAGTGTGCCCTCTTGTTCAAAACTTGTTACCACACCTCTCTACGGGATATATCCGGTATCCCGTTTCCCTGCACAGTTAAGTAAGTATGGCAAGTGTACAGTGAAAGATGTCGCGAAGAAGTCTTTTTCTCCTCTAGTCCCTGTAGATGAGAAGGAGATGCAATTTGCGATTGACACAATGCAGGCCATATTACCAGAATTTTCAAAGATAACAGATAGTGAAGTTGTTATAGGTAATGCCTCTTTAGCTGCTCTAAATAAGAAATCTTCCAACGGTTTTGGTTGTCTTCCTGATAAGGCAGACTATATTGATTTTGATCGTGGGGAATTTAAAGAATTCTTTAAGGTTGAATTGGACAATATAGAAACTCAATTAAAGCAACAAATTCTTCCTTGGAGGAATTTTGTTTGGGTTGAATCGTTGAAAGATGAATTAAGAGGAGTAGAAAAAGAGGGGTTACCCCGAAGTTTTCGCGTTGGCACCGTCCATCAACAGGTGCTATCCAAAAAATATCTAGGAGATCTTGTTCAAAAATTGATGTCATTTCGCGAATTTAACGGAATTATGGTGGGAGTTAATCCTTTCATAGAATGGGACAATTTGGCTAAGAAATTGTCCAATTACCGTTTATTCGCTGCTGATGTTAAACAATGGGATGGCGGCATGCTGGTTCAAGTCCAGCGTGCTGTTGTTCAAGAGATCGTCAAGAAATTTCGAGGAACTACTGCGGAAACTAAAGCTTTAGAGCTTTTGTTGGAAACAATAATTCATAGTTTGGTTATCGTTCAGGATGACTTTTACTTAACTACCCACTCGCTTCCGTCAGGCCATTTTTTAACTGCCATTTTTAATAGTTTAGTTAATAGGTTTTATACTGCAATGTGGTATTATAGACAAATGACTAAGTATGGTAGAGTCGTAAGTGTGAAACAGTATTTTGATGATGTGTTAGACTTGGTTTATGGAGATGATAAAGTTGTGGGTGTTAAAAATAATTTTGACATCCTCACTGCGCGAACAATGCGCGATTTTTTCACTTCTATAGGCCTGGGTTTGACTACATCAACTAAAGGAGAGATAGATTTCGATTTTCAGACTTTGGAGGAGATAGACTTTCTTAAAAGAAAGTTCGTTTTCCACCAGGATCTGGGTCGTTATATGTGTCCCCTTGAGTTAAGGACTTTGTATTCTGGATTGTCTTTTGTTATGAGTGATAAGGATATGTCACAAGTTTTGGATGATAAGATAAATAATATCCAAAGAGAGTTATTTCTCCATCCGGACTATGACAAACACTTAGAAGACCTCTACTCTAGACTTGACAAATACAAGTATCCTTATTTGAAATTACCTGTTTCTTACTTGCGATTCTTATATACTGATCAAGAGTCTTTAATACGTATGTACGAATCTTTATTTTAATTTTATTTTATTTTGTTTTATTTTATTTTAAAATTTATATATATTGGAAAATTAAATTTTTGGAGTTATAAGTCATTTTTGTTTTGATAATTGTTAATATTGGCGCTACCTTTTAATTTTCTTCTTTTTAAAATCAATTACACGTAAGTCAAATTTTAGTTATTTTATTTGACTATGTAAATAATAACTGCTTCTTCTACAATTTCTTCTACTTTTTCTAAATACTTTTCTGATGCTAGAGCGCGCAATACTTTGGAGTTGCCTATTCGTTATGATAAGACTTCTAAATTGGATTGCGTTCCTCCTGTGTTGGAAATGGATTATTCTGTTATTTTAAATAAACCTTTTTTGTTAGACACCGTGGATTGGCCTAATACGGCCACTAGACACTCACTTCTTCTTTCGTATGAACTACCCGGTGATGTATTAGCCAACGCCTTAGCGGAGATTCCCTTCACAGCGTCAGTGTACTATCGTGCAAAAATATCAATGGTGTTTCAGGTTTCTGGAACGCCTATGCACCAAGGTATACTCCTCGCTTCTGCTCAACCTCTCAATAATTTGGACGGTTCTATAGATCGCATAAACTCTTATCTGTCTGCCCCTCATGTTTTTCTACACGCTAATGAATCTACCAGTGTAGCTTTGGAAATTCCTTTCTATGTGAATAGCAAGTTAGCTCCTATTGACTTCACTGATTCTACAATAGTTCCATCCAATATTGGCGCAAACTTTTGCTCAGTTGAGCTGATGGTGTTTAATCCTTTGGGTGTACCATCATCTGGTTCGACAACAGTTTCAGTTTCTGCTCATGTTGTGTTTAGAGAGTTGGAGTTTTATGTTCCTCATATTGATCCTGAGTGGGTTCCTTTTCCAGGTTTTCTGGCAGAGGGATTCATTGGGAACTTTTATGAGGGAGTTAAAGCTACTATCTCTAAGAGCTTAGATTCTTTCGCCTCCGGCGTTAACGCGCTTGCTGGCGATCTTTTAGATAAAACAAAAGGGTTAGTTAAAGATGGTGTTTCTGCTGTGAGGGAAGGTGTGCGTGCGTACACAGGCCTCCACAATCCTGAAATACCAGCTTTAGATGGGAGATGTGCGGTTCAGACCCGTCAAAATTTCAACCTCGTCGACACTCCGAACTTCTTCGAGAAGCTGGATCCCTATGCCAATTTTACGAAAGTTTTCGATGATTATTACTTTGATACTGATGTTGATGAGATGTTAGTGTCGGAGATAATTAGTAAACCGCAGTTCATAGGTTCTTTTAAGGTCACATCTGCTGATCCGTCGGGCACGATATTGTGGTCTAGGCCTATATCTCCTGCTCAAGAGAATCGTGTGCAAACGTTTACTGACGCGGTAGGAACTCAATCTACCACGGTTTCGTCGAATCTTTTGCAAACTTTGTCTAAGTTATCTCGCTTCTGGAAGGGTTCTATAAATATACATTTGCAGTCATCTATGACTAATTTTCATTTTTGCAAGTTGATTGTAGCACGAGATTACTCTCCTGATGTCCAAATGTTGACTTCGTATCCAGCTTTTGGTAGCGTGGCCAACCTTATGACTGAAACTTTAGAGTTTTCAGCGGGAGGACAAGTTCACACAGTGAAAATGCCTTTCTGCTCACCTTTATCAGTGTTGCCGTGTTCAGCTGACTTGCAGTTTAATGCTCTGCAGCATGGAATGTATTATGTATATTTATATCAACCTCTTGTGATAAACGGAACAGTTCCTACTACTATTGAGTTTAATGTTTATGTTAGTGCAGGTGATGATTTTGACTTCTTTGGTTATTCTGTTGATCCTTTGCGTATGTATAAGCCGAAGTCTGATCCTGTTTTGGCACTTGAAGACGTTGAAGCTTCGTCGAAATGGGAGGCAGAATCTGAGGTCCAAGCCCCAGTGCCTGTCAATTCGCAGGAAGCGGTCGATCTTTCACCTCATCAAGAGATGAAGGATGAACCGTATCATATGCGTCCCATTAAACATGTAAGAGATTACATTCGGCGTTTTTACAACGTTGCCTCAAAGAGAGTTCTTTCAACAACTCTAACTTCAGAAAACGGGTGCTTTTCGGTACCTGTAGCTTCTTTACTAGGCTTGAATCAGCATGGTGACACGGACTTTGAGTATCACTCTACTCTAGCTATCATTAAGGGTCTCTTCTTGGGTTATAAAGGTGGACTGAAAGCCAAGTTATTGGTTAACGGTTCCCCGAAAGTCCAAGTGTGGTATGTACCTCCATCATATACCATAGATAATGCTGCTCCAGCTGGCGAGACCCAGTGGATTCGTAATAATGCCATTCCTTCGTCCGCATCTACAGCGTTTTTGCCCATTCAAGAAATGTTCCAAGCTCCAAATTTTATCCCTCCTTCTACCGCAATACAATTGGGGGTAGCTTACGCCTCTCAAACCGTTTCTGTTGAAGCACCCAATTATGTAAATAATAATTCTGCTTTGGTCTTGTCCAATGGTGCTGGGTTCTCGGAACCGATAGCAATGTCGGTCTGCGAGCTCGAGTTTGAGATTCCGTATATGTCTCCTTTTAAATTTGTTGGTAATTCAGATTTGTTTGCCAATATCACTAGTACAAATGCAATAAACGCTTTGAATGATTTGGGATCTCTAGTTATCAAGGTGACACAACCAGCTTTGTTTGAAGTTGGTGTATCTACCGTGAAAACGGGTATTACTTACCAACTCTACATTGCAGCCACCGATGAGACTCGGTTGGGTTTCCAAATCAACGCTCCGACTATAGGTTATGGTAGTAGAAACATCCCTACAATAGGTGAAACTTTCTTGATATCACAATCTTCTCCGATAAACAATTATCCCCCTCAGGCGTTAGTTGTTCCAACCACCGGGTTATATAATAAAAATCTAACCCCCCTGTATTACACTAGATCTGTGTAATTCTCTTTTTATAGTTCTTCTAATTTAATTTTCTTTAGATAGTTACGAGGGACTATAAATATATCGTAATTATTTAAATAGTTAATTTTTTCCAAATT